AGATAGCGTGAATCAGGACCCATACCGGTTGTAGAAGCCGGCACCATGGCGAACAGGGCAACTTGGCCAAACGTAGAAGGGCGTCCTGGATTTTTGTATCCAAGGGCGCGACCGTGGCGAACGATATTAGAATATTGATAAGCTGTGTCTAAAAAGGACTCATTAACATTATAATCCAGATACAAAGAAAGCTGGTCTCCTACGTATGCTACAGCATCAAGCATCATGCTTCCAAATGATGCCTCGCTAAAATCTTGAAACGTGTCGGGATAGAACCTTTCGGCAATTTGTGTTAATTCATCCCGGATTCCACTAAAGTCTCTTTTAGTATAATCTATGGGAAGAATCTTTTTTTGATCGTCTGCCATTAAAAAACCTCAAATTAAATAGTTAAGTCAAGCAAATCTTGAAGACCTAGTGCTGGGATACTATACAAAACTCGGATAGCCATAATGTTTCTATCCAATTCACTAAATCCAAACTGAATATCGTTCAGGACCACATTAGGTAAATAGGTCCCAACTTGGTCTCGCATCTTTTGCGCAATTTGTCCCTCGACTCCTTCGCCGCGGCCAGCGAATAAAAATTGTTGTATTCCCACCCCAAAATTGGGCTCCATAACTCGTTCTCCCGGATTCGTGAGAATAATCATTTTTAGATTTTGAGCCACCATTCTCTTGATGGTCTTAATCATTGTGTACCCATCCGCAGAATTTTGTGTGATAGGTAAATGTATACTTAAAGAAGACATGTTATATTGCTCTCATACCTAAATATCTATTCATCTGAATTATCATCAGTTTTTTCGCATGCAATGAAGGGATTGGGGCGTAAACGACGGCGTTGCCAGAATGGTACAATGGAAATTCCTGCCGGGGGCTTGATCAAATCTCTTAAACGCTGCTTACGAACCTGCGACGGGCGCTCTTCATAGAGTGAATCTCCAGGCTTAAAATCGCGCGCATAATAATAGCTCTTAAATATCTGTTTTATGCGACTCTTCGAATTTCTCAAAAGAATCTGATCCCACTGATCCCAAGTAGTGCTTCCAAAGAGACCAGCCAGACCGCGGGGCTTTCGTATAGTATAATTTTCCCATCCCGGGTTTCCTCCATATCGCGGCGGTTTATAAGTGGCTACTTCTGCAGGATTGCCGGGATCATAATCTGGAAACCCGGGGGGATCGTTTTCGGCATTGCCGCTTAAATCAAACGGATCCGGGAGTTCATACGGGAGCCCATTTTCAGTACGGGCTGTCACATAAGCTGCATAAGCTTGTGTGTCAAAATGGGCCCCAGGCTTTAATTGCCACGCCTCTTTAAGAGGAGCGCCGGCTTGATCCATGTCTCCGCCGGCTTGACGCTGTTCTAATTGATTTCGTAGCGAATCTACATTAATCTCCTTGCTATCACTGTTTGTGGCCTTGTCCCACGTGGTATCTTGTCCATCGGCAACAAAATAGGGAGGGAGTTCATAAATCTTTTCGCCAATCGAGGGCAACAAAGCCAAGTCATTATAGATTGCCAAAAACCCTGTGAATTTGTTGAGAGGAAAAATATATTCGGTGAATAATCTAAATTTTTCATCTTCTAAAAGTTTGTTAATTAAACATAACAGCAGCTTGCTACTTTGAGTAGGGTATTCATAATTCTCCGCCAATACATCCAGGGCATCTAGTTCCACCGTAGTGATCTTCTGCCCATCATAAGAAAAGATTAGACCATTTCGAACTCCCAACTCTCCCTCAAGTCCTACAACATGTCCATCGTTGTCTGTGACTTGTTGGAGGGTTCCGGGATATATGTCCGAAATGCTTTGTCCTGCATTGGCAGCCGAAGTAATAGTATTTTTAGCAGTCACCGGATCTGTCATCTGTCCATTAATGGATACATATTTTCTTATGGCAAAGAGTGTATTGGGCGTCGAACTCCAATCGTCGATATCTCCCAACTCTTCGCCAGCAGCATCTATCATTATAATTTTATTTTCGTATGGGTGGAGTATATTGTGATCAGCTTCAACATGCTCGGCGCCGGCCATATATCGCGTAGTACCCGTTTCATCTGTGTGGGTATGATAATACCCTTTGTAGTCGTCTCCCAGTCCATATGGGCTTTCCGTATTTAATGCCTCCGAAACATATAGGTCTCCACCATTCGTATAGTAGGGGGCAGGTCCTTGTGCCAAGCTGCTGGCTGATTCCGTGAACGGAGTCTTCAAATTAAGCCCACTGCCTCCATCGACTTGCGTTTGTAAAAACCAGGAAGCTACTTTACTATATTCGCATGGCATATTGGCGCTTTTTAAATTATCTTGCATTCGTTCAGTTAAATTATTAAATTCTCGCGCAACCAATTCAGTTAAAATAAGCTTGGCCTCTTCATCTGTAGCTTGTACTGCTTCAAGATTCTTTTCGGAACGGTAGCCAGGAAGATTAAAAATTTGATACCATGGCTCATCGCCTAATTTAATGGCCTCAATAAGATCGTCACGCGTGGGATAATCATAAACACTTTGGAGATCATTAAGGTGTGTAAGAGCCTCTTGTACATGAACGGGTACTTCTAGGATTTGACCGTCATCTACGAGGCGCCCATAGAGTTGAACACTCTGCTCTAAAAATGCATACCAAAATTCATTATCTTTAAAGGTATTAAATAACTCTCGGAAAGGACCTTGCGCATCTTTTAAAGCCTCTTCCATTACTTCTACCAGATAACTCGCTACCATATTACTATAGTTGTCCCCCACTGACGGCTTCAGGAAAGTATACATGGGCATCGATTTTATAAAATGAGTTCCCACAAAGATTTGAATAGCGGCCGTAATGATAGACTCTAGTCCAGCTTTAGATATTCTTTCTAAGATTCTATTATAGGGCAATTCAACAACACATTCTTCGGGTGTTTTGAGTCGATGATCTTCAGGAATACGCGAATAAGAATCATCAATTCTTTTTTTAATGCCCCCAAAATCTACCAAGTCCTCGCTTGCTTCTGGGCAGTCTGCCATGGGAGGAAAGACGGCATCAATAAATCCCATCCAGCCTTGATTTTTGAGTGGTTTTACGGCCATTGGAGGTCTCATATAGGAGCCCCCATATTGAGAAGGGTTAAGATAAAAAACACGAGTTTCTTCAAAAATCTTCCTAGCATTGTCTTTGTATGTAATCTCTTGATTATACGCATTGCGACTGATGCCTAAAATCATATCACTGTTTTGAATTTTGCGATATCCATCTTGATCTAAGTCGGCAAAAAAAGTAGAGGCATCGGGATCATAAATCTCCACATCAACATACAATAATCCCGGGAGCCCCGTTGCATCATTTGTGTAGGTTCCATCCGATTCTATTGTATATTGGGCATTCCCGGTCCAAAAAGACTTAGCTGCCTTGTGGCCCGGTAGGGACCCCGTATCCGCAGTTTGATATTCCATCGGCGCTAAATAATCAAACTCTTCATAAGTTAAGTTATCGTAGGCAGCCCCATATTTATAAGCTCCGCGGTCTTCATTTATTAATGCATCACGCAGCGCATCCATCAAATCACTATTAACCGTATTATATTTGCCTTCTAGGCTAGACAGAGCCGGAGCGGCGCTTGAGCCGTTTTGTTGTTTAATAATCTCTTGCAATAATACTATTTGAGGCGCATAATCGGTTTTTTTCTTAAAACACTCCAACAAAGACGGATATTGCATCATATTAACCCCATCGAATGTATTATCAATCGCAAAGAATTCATATTTTCTTTCTTCATCGGGCTTATCCGGTAACGTGGGATTTGCTATGGCGGCAAACATCTCTTCTGTGTTTTCTTTAAAGGAGAGGGGATTAAAAAGAGAAAAGAGCGACGGCAAATCTCCTGGAGCAGTTAAGTTCTGGATGTCGTTGATATTAACCCTTACATTATTGCTTCGCATATTAGCAACTTCGTTATCTACTTCATGTAATTCGCTCAAATACATGTCTAATTGAAAACCGTGGTCAAAGGTGCCGCCGACACCAATTCCTTGTGTGTTTGGATTTACTTTCTTGCGCCCCTTGCAGTTATCACGATAGAGTATTGATGCGTCAGCCTCTTTCTTTCGACCAGCACGGATAATCTTCACGCGATCATCTTCAAAATTTACTGCATATTTTATATTAAAGCCCTGATCAGGGATCTTAGTGAGATCCACATCGTCTCCGAACCACCCATCAAATCCCAATTGTTTAAAAGTCCGCGAATAAACATCAGAGCCTATCCACTCATTACTGGTGCTCTGCCAAATAGGAGTTCCTTGGGCCAAATAGTCGCGCATCCACTCTCCTACGCTTGTAGGAAGGGCTGATTTCTGGAACATAGAGGGCATGGGCTTGATGAAAAGCAAGAAAAGAAGCATAGGATTGACGGCTCCGGCTGCCATGGCTGCCCAATCAATAGGCTCGTTAGTAATAAAATCCATTACAGGACCAATCGGCGCTGAAGCCTTTGTGTTGTGTACGGTCAAAGGATTTCCATAGGTATCAGACAGAATCATGTTCAAAAGTCCCCAATCCGCATCTGTAAATGCTACTCCACCGTCCCCCATCATGTCTTCCACATATTCTAACTTCAGCTTTTCAAGAGCGTCCGTAAGAGTTATTGTTGCCACTTTAGCTGCTTCGGCAGATTCAAAGGGAATGAGTCCGTCATCGCACCCCGGCTCTTCAGATACTATGGGAGGCATGTTGTCCGAAAGATAATTGGGGGTATCTTGAAGGATGTTGCCCAAATCAGTTAAATTGTCTTGTAATTCTTCTTGAAGATTCTCGCACATTTCTCGTACTTGTTCTTCGCTAGCACGACCTTCCAATAATTGAATCCTCATCTGGCAGAAGTTTTCGAGTTGTGTGGGGTCGGCACAGAGGCTCGGATTGGCCGGTAGTGTGTCGTTTTCCGGCAATTGATTGGAAAAGTCACGCATTTGATTTTTGACGTCTGCCGGAAAAAGGTTGCCTGAATTAGAGAAAAACGCACAAATCTTTTCTTTATTGCTCAAGCCTTGTCTTAATTGAGGATATTCATATTCAATCAAAGAGTCTACAATATTAAGAAAATCATTCGAGCAGTCGCCCAGAAAG